ACAACAGGAGCCGATATTGGTAATGTTAATATAAAAGTTGACCCAACTGGAATGGTTAAAGCGACTGAAATTGGAGAAGACGCAACATTAGATGTTGTTAACGATCCAGACGCTACCGAAGATGGTATGGGTATTTTTGAAAAGTTTGAATCAAAGTCACAACAAAGATTGTTTTATGCAAGATGTGGTAATGGTAAAACAAAAACAGAAAAAAAATGGTGTAAATGGGCAAAAGAATCTTCTAAAAAAACCGACTATGAAACAACACCTGAGAAAAAAGAAAAAAATGAATCTGATGAAAAATTCATAGAAGAAAGTATCGTTAGATTGATTGAAAAAAATATTAGTCCTAGAATGAGTAAAGGTGATTTAATTCGTACTATTAATGAAAAATCACAAGAGTCGTCTATGATATTGAGAAACCCATTAAAAAATACTATGTTTTCAAAAGAATCAGGAATTGAAATGAAACGTATGAAAAGACCAACAATGGGAATGCCAGTTATGGGAACAATGGAAGAAAATACCAAAGAAAAAGAAGCTCCAACAAAAGAACCTGGAATTAAAACACCACCAAAAAGAAGAGACAATCCATTTAAGAATCCAAACCCTGGTACAAAAGAAAAACCAAGAGGACAAATAAAAACTAAGGATGAAATGAAAAAAGATTTTATTGGATTAATTAAACAGGCTTTAACTAAATAATAATGAAAGATAAATATATACAACATTTAATTAATAAGGTTATTAAAGAAGCTCCTGTTGATTATGGAGATTATCCTGAAAGAATGGATCCAAAAACTCAAAGTAATATTGAGAATCCTGAAAAAAACTTATATGGTAAAAATAAAGCCTTTAGAGGTGGTACGTCTGATGTTGAAAAAATAACATCAAAACGATTTAAAGATATTGTAGATTACGTTAAACGTTATTATGGTATGGTTGATGATCAAGGTAGACCAAATAAGGGTATTAATATTACTGATCCAAGAGTTAAACACGGGATTCAAGTTGAACAATTGAATGCGGTAAGAGAAGTTATGGGAATTGAATCACCTAAAAAAGACGAATTAAAAGATTTAGCCTTAGAAATTTCGGCTAAAGAAGAAGGTTGGTTACCATATAGTAAAACTTTGGAAGATGCAATGGATGAGGGATTGATTGAAAAAGAACCATCAAACGGAGCTGGAACAAAGTATAAATTTGAATTTATTAACGTTGAGGTATTTTTAAACGAAAAAAGAATTAACCCTAACGAATTCCAAATGGAAAAGGAAGAGGAGCCTGAATTTGAAATTCCTTCAAATTTCTCGTTTGATGTTGATGAGTTAACTCCACAAGAAGAATTCCAACTTGAGGTTGAAAAAAGAAATGTTATTAACGCAATTATTCAAGGTAAAGGTAAAAAAGGTCAATTTGCTTTCCAAGCATTTAAAGATAGATTAGATGAAATTGATCCTCGTTTATACCCACTTTATAATAAAATTATGTCGGCAAATGACTTAATGTATTTTACCGATGAGGATTTAATTGAAGCTATGGGTGGTAGTGCCGCTGGATCATCAGGTGTTGATGAAGATGGTGAAGATGAAGACAAAGACTTAGTTATTGCAAATGGTGTTATATTTCCTATTTTATTACATGAGTTAGTTAAAGGTTTTGCCGCAATACCAACAAGAGAACAATGGAGAGGTATGGAACCAGGAAAAGCTCAAGATGTGATGGGACAAACAGATGTATTTTCAAATGAACCAATGCAATTTAGAGTAGGTGGAGAATTAATCACAAAATTAAGATTCCTTTTACCTGACGATTTAACGATAAATATTGAAAATAGAGATTTATTACCATTCTTTGAAAGATTACTTTATGCAGTTCCTGCTGAAGAATTCTTAAAAGAAATTATGGCTAATGTTGTTTCTGAAGACCCAAGAGATAATGATAAAGCAAAACGAAAATTCAACGAATTATTAGTTAAGGCGAAAGAAGATTACAAAAAATATAAAGGTGATGGGGATGATGAAGACTATGAAGATGAGGATGAAGATGATGATATCTTATCTAAATTAGGTTTCTAATTTAAACTACAAATACTTAAAACCCCCTTTTATTAAAATAACTGGGGGTTTTGATATTTATATAGAAATGTCTTATGGGTTTAACTAAAGAACAGGTAATGTTGGAATATGTGAAGTGTATGAAAGATACTCCATACGCATTAAAAACATATCTACAAACATACGATAACACCGTTTCAAAATACGTACCATTGGAGTTATTTCCCGATCAGATATCATTATTAAATGACTATGAAAATTATGAGGAAAATATTGCATTAAAGTATCGTCAGGCAGGTGTATCTACGGTAACAGGTGCTTGGATATCAAAGAGATTAGTATTTGCTAAAAAAACACAACCTGAGAAAATTCTTATTATTGCCAACAAATTGGATACATCTATGGAGATGGCGAATAAGATACGAGCTTTCGTGGACCAATGGCCAAGTTGGGTTGGTGCGGGATTCTCTAACGATAAAAATTCACAAAAACATTATAAATTAACAAATGGGTCTGAGGTAAAGGCGGTTGCAACATCAAAAGATGCCTTGCGTGGTTTTACACCTACAATTCTTGTATTTGATGAGGCCGCGTTTATTGAAGCCGACAGTGACTTTTGGGCTGCTTGTATGGCATCCTTATCCACAGGGGGTAAGGTAATTGTGGTTTCAACACCAAATGGTTATGACCCAATTTATTATGAAATATATGATCAGGCATTAAAAGGAATGAATAACTTCAAAATCTCTGAGATGTTTTGGTATAGAGATCCAAGATACTCAAAAGATTTATTTTTAGTCCCAACTGAAGATTTAGTTAAATATCTTCTTAATAAAGAAGAACATGATGAGAGTAAACACATATCCTTTGCTCACATTGACCCATTTAAAAGGGATTATAACGAATTAGACTCATATTTCAAGAAAGGATATAAACCATGTTCTACTTGGTATGAGAAAATGGTTAAAAAACTTAAATACGATAAGAGAAAGATTAACCAAGAGTTAAATTGTGAATTTTTAGGTTCGGGTGATAACGTATTTGAAAATACGCAATTAGAATATATTAAAAATAACACCCTTATGGACCCAACAGGTAAATTAATGGGTAATTCATTATGGATGTGGAAAGAACCAATACCTGAACATAAATACATTATGGGTGTTGACGTTTCTCGTGGAGATAGTGAAGACTTTTCTTCCATACAAATTATTGATTTTGACGATAGAGAACAAGTATTTGAATATGTTGGAAAAATTCCACCTGATGCTCTTGCTGAAATCGCATATAAATGGGGGATGATGTATAACGCATTCATTGTTGTGGATATAACTGGTGGTATGGGAATTACCACCGTAAGAAAACTACAAGAACTTGGATATAAAAATTTATACATTGAGGGAATTGATTCTACAAGCATATGGTCATACAATGCAAAATTGGCGGATAAAATACCGGGATTAAACTTTAACAATAAACGTGTGCAGATTATTGCAGCATTTGAGGAATATGTAAGACATAAGTTTAAGATACGTAGTGTAAGGTTATATAACGAAATGAACACCTTTATTTACCTTAATGGTAGACCTGACCACCAAAGAGGTCAACATGATGACCTTATCATGGGTATTTCTATGGCAATATATGTTGGGGAGTCGTCTTTTAATAAATTAGAAAAGGTGGTTGAGAGAACAAAAATAATGTTAGAATCTTGGACGGTAGTTAATGATAACACGGCAAGACAACAAACACATTTTGACCCAGTTATTCCAAATAATAATGTAAGAAATGACAGATGGTCAAGAGATGCAGGTCCATCTAAAGATGATTATATTAAATATAATTGGTTATTTGGTAATAGATAATATTTATAGACATGGGACTTACTACAAGAAAAAAATCAGGGAATATAATTGGAGGATCACGACTTGTGGTTCCCGGTCAACCTATTTATAATGTAAAAGTAAATGATCCGTCATTTAATAGTAAGGGGGATAAAAGTAATGGTAAACAACCTAATACCACAAATAATACTGATAAAAAGTAAAATGAGTGAAATGTTTAGTATTGACAAAAAATTATTAGATTTTTAATATGGAGCAAAATAATAATAATAACATGAATAATTTAACGATATGGCAGAGGTTATCAAAGACTTTTGGTCCTAACTCGTTATTAGGGATGGATTATCCAACATATAAGTTGGACAAACAAGTCCTTCTTAAAACTACTGATAAGAAAGAGTACGAAAAAGAAAAACTACAATACCAACAAACAGTATTTTTAAATAATCAATGGGCAAAAATTGAAAACAATTTATATACTCAAGCAATTTATTATGAACCAAATAGAATTGCGTCATTCTATGATTATGAATCAATGGAATTTACACCTGAGATTTCTACGGCATTAGACATTTACTCTGAAGAATCTACCACACCTAATCAGGATGGTTATTTATTACAAATTTACTCCGAATCAAAAAGAATTAAAAGTATCTTGGTTGATTTATTTGTTAACAACTTAGATATTAATACTAACTTACCTATGTGGGTTAGAAATACTTGTAAATATGGCGACAACTTTGTTTACCTTAAATTAGATACCGAAAAAGGTGTTACGGGATGTATCCAATTACCTAATATTGAAATTGAAAGATTAGAGAGGGGTATGGAATCAAGAACCGTAAATGCAACTCCAAATCCAAACGACAAAGGATTAAGATTCAATTGGAAAGTAAAAGACATGGAATTTAATACTTGGGAAATTGCACACTTTAGATTACTTGGTGATGATAGAAAATTACCTTATGGCACATCAATGTTAGAAAAAGCTCGTCGTATTTGGAAACAATTAGTTTTAGCGGAAGATGCGATGTTAATCTATAGAACATCAAGAGCACCTGAAAGACGAGTTTTCAAAGTGTTTGTTGGTAACATGGATGACAAAGATGTTGAGGCATATGTGCAACGTGTAGCAAACAAGTTTAAAAGAGAACAAGTTGTGGATAGTAAAACAGGTAATGTGGATTTACGTTTCAATCAAATGGCGGTGGATCAAGATTACTTTGTTCCTGTTCGTGATGTGGCCCAAACAATGCCTATTGAGACATTGGCGGGAGCAACAAACTTATCGGAAATTGCAGATATAGAATATATTCAAAAGAAATTATTAACCGCACTTAGAATTCCAAAAGCGTATTTAGGTTTTGAGGAAGTTCTTGGAGATGGTAAAAATCTATCTTTATTGGACATTAGATTTGCAAGAACAATCAATAAAATACAAAAGGCAATTATTGCCGAATTAAATAAAATTGCAATCATTCACCTATTCTTATTAGGATTTGAGGATGAATTACACAACTTTACCTTAGGTTTAACAAATCCATCTAAACAAGCCGATCTATTAATGATTGACGTATGGAAAGAAAAAGTAACATTGTATAAAGATATGGTTACTGAGATTCCTAAATCAATCCAACCAACATCTGCTACTTGGGCTAAGAAACATATCTTTGGTTTCTCTGATGAAGATATTAAACTTGAAGTACAACAAATAAGATTAGAAAGAGCGGTATCTGCTGAGTTAGATAACACCGCAACTATAATCACACATACGGGGTTATTTGATAATGTTGATA